GGATTTGTAACTAAAAAAGGATATTAAAAATGGCGGTATTATTTGTAAGCGAAGATACTATAAAAAAATCTACTACTATTAACGGTAATGTAGATGTAGAATTATTACTACCCTATATAAAGGTAGCGCAAGATATACATATACACCAATTACTAGGCACAGATTTATACGACAAGATAGCTAACGACATATCTACATCTTCATTAGGTGGCAACTATAAAACATTTACAGACGAATATATACAACCTGTACTTATACACTATAGTTTATATGAGTGTTTACCATTTTTGTCTTATAAAATTATGAATAAGGACATAGTGCGTAAAATATCTGAAACTAGCACACCTGCCGATTTAGAAGATATTAAATATATGCGGGAGATTGTTAAAAATACTGCCGAATATTATAGCACTAGACTAGTAGATTATTTATGCAATAACAATCATTTATTCCCAGAGTACAATACTAATAGTAACGGTGATTTAGCACCTACAAAAGATACATATTTTAGTGGTATTGTATTAGACAGGTATGAACAAAAAAATAAATTAACATTAAGAAGTTTTTTAGATGCAAGTTTTGACATATAAAATAAAAAAGGAAAACATAAAAAAGCTAAAAAGCTATTTACAAAAGCAAGAAGATGAAAAATCTAATAATGCAAAACGCCGATGTACTAGGGTTAAATAGTGTAACGCTAGCTATTAGTTTTACACAAGTAGAACAAGTACTACAAATAGCTTTACTTATAATATCTATTATATATACTGTAGATAGATTTTTATATTATAGAAACAAGCGTAAATAATGGCTAAAAAATTTATTACTAGTTTTATACCTAAGCCAAAAGTAAAAAGGCGTAAGCATAGCAAAAATGCTAGTAAAGGGCAGAGTGGCTACAAGAAGAAATACAAAGGGCAGGGCAGATGATACAAAAAGACTTTACAATTAGCATAGGTAACATTATATGGATAATAGGCATAATATTTACTATGGGTATTGCATATAGTCAAATAGGGCAACTAGACGAAGATATACAAGTACTAGAGCAAAGGTTAGAAAAAAAAATAAAGATTATAAACGAGTGCGAAGATAGGATAGTAGAGTTAGAAAAAGATATGGCTACACTAAACACTTGTAAAAAAAGATAACAATGGAAGAGATACTAAAATTAATAGAAAGTTATGGTTTATCTGTAGTTTTATTATTAGGTAGTTTATATGCTTTATATAGATTTTTCTTTTTTTCAATCGTCACGGTAAAAGAAACATTTAGCAAATACCACGAAAATAACGCTAAAGATATGCAATACATAAAAAGTAAAATAGACATAATATTAGAATTTATAAAAGAAAAAAAATGACAAGATTAATATGTAAATTAGTACACTTACTAAGTTTTAAAAAAGTTTGTTTAGACAAGTGCAATAACAAAACTTGTAAATAAAACAAGAAAAAACACAATTATTTTTTTTACGAAAAAGTGTTAAAATCGTTATCTAGTAATTTTAGTCTATTGCAACATCTCAAGTTTTTGATATACACATATGCTAGCTAGAGTAAAGTTGCTTAAACACGCTATAAATAGGCTTAAAAACGATTTTGACAAAAACAAGTAAAACACAAAAAAAATTAAAAAAACGCTTATGTTAAACTATTTTAACTTTGATGAATTTGCAAGTCCAGACGATGATAATAGCGGTTTACCAACATCTGACGGTGGTAAAATGTGTATAGATTTTTTACACAAATTAGACGAGATACGACATATTTACGGCAAGCCTATAAAAATAAATAGTGGTTACAGAACGCCAGAACATAATTTAAAAGTAGGTGGGCGAGTTGGTAGTAGTCACGCAAAAGTACCTTGCAGAGCAGTAGATATACATTGTAACAATAGTGCAGATAGAAGTGAATTAATTAGCGCAATAATTAAAGTAGGTTTAGGGCATAGACTTGGCATAGCACAAACATTTTTGCACCTAGACGATGATAGTAGTAAGCCTAATGCCTGTTGGTTATATTAAAAAATTATGAGTATTATAAAAAAAATATTTAGTGCAGGTGCAACTGATTTAGTTAATAGTGTTGGTAACGCTATTGATAAAATACATACTAGTGCAGAAGAGAAAGAATTGATAAAAGCAGAGATAAACAAACAAATACAACAGTTTGAGCATAATATACAAAAAGAAGTAACAAAGCGTTGGGAGTCAGACAATGCACAGAAAAGTTGGTTACCAAGAAACATACGCCCATTATCTTTAGCTTTTTTATTACTAGTACTAACTATATTTACACTAATAGACTTTGGTTATACTGATTTACAACTAAATAGTAGTATGGTAGATTTATGGAGTATGTTAGCAATAACCGCTTTCGGTGCATACTTTGGTGGGCGTAGTTATGAAAAAATAAAAAATGCCGAATAACAGATATAGACTAAAACCAGACGAAGAGCAACTATTAGAAGATTATCGTAGACATAAACAAAACGGTAATGCAAAACCAATAGTTACAAATAAGTATAACACAAGTGGCATACATATAGTTAGTGGTTGCCACCATGTGCCTGCACACAATAAAAAATTATTTAATGGCTTACTAAATCTATGTGAAGATTTAAGTAGTGATATAGTTGGTTTTCATCTTATAGGCGATTTTTTAGATATGGCTAGTATATCTAGGCATAGTAGCGGTTTAAAAGGTACTACAACACTAACGAAAGAATATAAAGCAGGTAACGATGCGTTAGATATGATAGATAGCGTATTAGAAGATAAAGTACACAAAACATATATTTGGGGTAATCATGAGGATTGGTATAACCAATATATGAGTAAGATAGACAACGCTAAATTAGGCAAAGGTGTAATAAAATCGCCAACAGAGGCACTAGCACTACACAGTAGAAACTACGATGTGTATGAAGATTGGAAAGAAGATAAAGTTACTATAGGTAGGCATTTAGATTTAATACACGGTATCTATTGTAATATACATAGTGCAAAAAAACATATTGATACATTTAGACATAGCGTTATGTTTGCACATACACATAGAGTACAAACATTTATAGAGGGTAATGTAGGTGGTTTTAACATAGGTACTATGTGTGATTTAAATAGTAAAGCCTTTAGTTACGCATCTAGAGCAATGAAAGCTAAATGGAATAATGGATTTGCTATAGTACACATAGACGAGAACGGTAGATATTATGTAACACAGATACTAGCTTTTGAAGATACATTTTATTACAATGGCAAAAGGTACTAAGTAATTCATACTTAATTAGTTACACTTTCTGTGTAACAACAAAATAACACAAACAAGAATAACACACTATTATATATATAGATTATTAACATAGTAATTGTTAATAAGTTATATACTACATTTTGTTAATAACAAAAATAGTTGTATGTTTGTCTTGTGTTTGCAATTTAGCAACACATTAAAACAACTTACAATGGAAAATTTAAAAATTATTATTAAGCAATTAATCAAAATTGTAACATTAGACAAAAGTTACCCAACTGCAAAAATTAATTTGATGTTTTGGGAATACGAGTTTAAAAACGAAACTGTAGAATACAATCAGTTTAGAACATTAATAAATTACTTAAAATATAATAACTAACATAGCTAGGCTAATACCCTAGCTTTTTTTATATACAATTATGGATAAATACACAGAAATATACAACGATACTGTTAGAGTACAAGTTAAAGAAGTAAAACTAGGCGATGTAACTTATCACGCAAGATGCAAGTTGTCTGCGACAGAACAATTATTACAAAACGCAGAAGAAAAGCAAATAGAGTATAAAGAGAGAGGTAACGAAACACTTGTAGAATGGTATCAAGGGCAAATAGAGGCTTATAAGTTATCTTTAGAAATGTTAAAAGATTTAGTTAGTACTTATAATAGATTATAATATGAAACGAGATACAATTATTACTTACGGAATAGGGTTAAGTTTAGCCGCCCTTATAATAGCGCTAGACATATTACAAATTATTAATTTAACATATTAGTTATGCAGGGAATAGTTAAGCAAGTCCAGAACAACGGCTCTATAGATTTAAAGCACGGTACATTTTACAAATACGAAATTAGTATACAGTCAGACAATGAATTATTGCACGGTGAATATTTGAGCAAGTCTGACAGTCAAAACAAATTTGTACAAGGCGAACAAGTAAATTTTGAGTTTACAGGTGGTAAATACCCAAAAATAAAACCTATTACAGATTTTGAATATAAATCAAGTTTTGCAAATGATACAAAAACAACAACTACTACTAATACTACAGAGAGAGAAACATTAATAATTAGACAATCTACACTAAAATGTGCAACTGATTATATATGTAATAATGGTGGCGACAAAGCAGATGTAATAGAATTAGCAGAGATGTTTACAGAATGGGTTACAACAGGCAAAAAGCCAACTAAACAAAATAATAACGATATGCCATTTTAATTATGATAGATAAAAAAAGATTAATTAAAACATTACGAGATACCGCTAACACTTTAGAACAGTCTAATTTAAGATATGCACACGATAGATTTTTATTTATAAAAATGTATGAGCAAACATTAAAACTATTTAACAAGTTTATAGAGGTTAAAAATTTAGATAATGACGATAAATGTATAAGTTTATGATATATGATACATATCCATACTATACACAAGATGGTATAAACAAAGGCTTAGACTATAAGTGTGCAAGTAACGAGTATGAGTTATTAGATTATAAAAACAAAAGATTTATAATAAAAACCATACCTAAGCTAGACAATAACATAGTAAAAAAGACTATTATTACATTTAAAACTAATACATTAGGTGCAGTAGTCACTAAAGAT